CGCTCTGTTTCGTATATCCCAAACCAGTTCGAACTAGCCGAAACTGGCCACAACTGGCCGAGACTAGAAACGATCACGCCCGACGACGCGCCAACGCGGGCCGATGAAATATTGGGTGTTTCTAAAACGCTTTTAGGTATTGACTTAATGCCGTGGCAATATCGAGTAGCCCAAGGTTTAACGGCAATGGACGACGAAGGTAATTATTTACGTCGTGTTGGGCTTTCGTCCGTAGCGCGGCAATGCGGAAAAACGCAACTTATGGCGGCGCTCATTGCTTGGCATTTAACCGTCGAAGGTCCTAGGCGCGGTACGCCCCAACTGGTTATAAGTGTGGCCCACAAGTTAGACCTAGCCGTAAGTTTGTTCAAATACCTAGCCCCGTACTTAGAGGAACATTACGGCGCTACGGTTTCATGGTCCTACGGCCGTAACGAACTAACGGTATTAGACCCGGCAGGCGTTAAGCACCGTTGGCTAGTTCGCGCGGCGACCCCGCAGGCGGGCCACGGTTACAGCGCCGATCTAGTTACGGTGGACGAAGTATGGAACGTATCCGAAGCGGCCATAGACGAAGGTTTATTACCTACGCAACGCGCACGGCGTAACCCGTTGTTTTGTATGTTCTCTACGGCAGGTACGCAACACAGTACCGCTATGTTGCGTTGGCGTTCCCAAGGGTTGAAACAGATAGACGCCGGCGACGTTGGCCCTATGTATTTTGGATCGTGGGAACCGCCACCGGGTTTAGACCCTATGACCCCCGAAGCATGGGCGTACGCAAACCCCGCGCTTGGCTACACGCTCGATATGTCGGTATTAGAGGCCGAAGCAAAAGGTCCTAACCGATCGGCTTTTTTGCGTTCTAGCGTAAATATTTTTGTCGCTTCGTCTACTGGTTGGCTAGAACCGGGGTTATTCGAGACGCTACAAACGGATCAGGCGATACCTGCCGGGGGCGTGTTGTCTATTGAAAGTTCCATAGACGGCGGTTATTACGTTGGGGTTCGTGCCGTACAAGTAGAACAGAAAACGTTTGTAACGGTGGCGTTCCACGTTGAAAGTTTGGCGGCTATGTGGCAGGCCGTCGAAAAAGAACTAAGTAGCACCCATTCCCTACGGTTAGCGTTACCGCCTAGCCTTGAAATATCTTGCCCCCCTAAATGGGAACCGCGCCGTACGATCGTTGGCTACCGCGAGTTAGGCAAGTGGACCGCGCCAGTTCGTTCAATGATTATCGAAGGCCGTATAGCCCATAGTGGATCGTTGTTACTTATGGAACACGTCGAACGCGCAACAATGGTTAAACACTTGGGAACCGTGGCACTTTCTAGCGCCCGTTCGCCGGGGCCTATCGAGTTAGCCCGTTGTATGGTTTTTGCCGTTGCGTTGGCGTCACGACCCGCGCACACGGGTAAACCTTCAATAGTTATCGTGGGGCGTTAGTGTTATAGGGCGTCCGTCGTTGGCGGTTCGTCGGGGACATTCCGACGGCGGGCGTTCCCCCACTACCGACTAGAAAAGGCGTACTATTTCGCTATGGCATTCTTTACCCGTAACCGTTCCGCACAAATGGCGGTAAGCGAGGAACCCGCAACTAAGGCCGCTATTGGTTATGGATCTAATGCGGGCGCGTCTCAAATTGGTAATTTCTATGCCTACATTGACGGCAACGCCCGCCAACGCGCTATGGGCGTACCTGCTATTTCACGTTCTCGCGACCTAATCGCTTCCATTGTGGCAACTATTGGGTTCAAGTTTTACCGTAAACAATGGAATGGTGAGGAAATGGAACGCGTTTATATTGCGCCGCGTTCATGGGCCGAACGTTTAGACCCAACCGTAACTAACAACTTTATTATGGCGTGGACATTTGACGATCTATTTCATTATGGGCGCGCGTTTTGGCACGTTCAAAGTAGGACGGCCGACGGCTACCCCGCAACTTTTACCCGTCTACCGTCCGCAATGGTGACCAGTCAAGATCAGGCGGGTCCGGTGTGGTTCGGACCGTCTAACCAACTTTTGTTTAGTGGTTTACAAATTGACAGTAACGAAGTTATACAGTTTCTAAGCCCTATACAGGGTTTGCTATACATGGCACAAGGCCCGATTACTACCGCTATTCGTTTAGAGGACGCCGCATGGCGTAACGCGGCTTCGGCAATTCCCGCAGGCGTTCTTAAACAAAAATCCGGGGAACCATTGACCGCACAAGAAATGCGCGACATGGCCCAAGCGTTTAACGAAGCCCGCGCTACAAACCAAACCGCTTTTATCTCACAAGAACTAGATTACGAAGCGACCACCGCGACGCCCGATAAAATGCTTTTAGTTGAAAGCCGCGAGTTCCAAGCAAAAGAATTAAGCCGGTACGCAAACGTGCCCGCTTACTTACTTGGAATTGACGTCGGCGGATACACCTACCAAAATGCTTCACAAGCCAAGCAAGATCTATATTTGTTTGCGGCTAAAAATTACATAGAGGTTTTTAACCAGACATTGAGTGCTAACAACGTGCTACCAAACGGTACGTATGTATGCCTAGATATCGAGAGTTATTTAGAGGAAATGATCGCAGACGGCGTTTACGTCGAGGAAACAGTAAGCCCGACACCAAACCAAACAAACCAAATAGACGAGGATTAACCTAATGATTAAGTTTCAACCTTCACCAATTACCATTGACGCCGCCGCCCCTGACGGCACCCCGAAGCGTACGATTATGGGCCTAGCCGTTCCGTACGGCGTAGACGCGACAACTTCGGACGGAACTACGGTTCGCTTTATGCCGGGTTCAATGCCAACCGAAGGCCAAGCGCCCGTATTGCTTCAATACCACGACAACACACGCCCTATCGGCGTTGTAACCGCCCGCGTAGAAATGGCCGACGGTATGTACTTCGAGGCCCGCATTAGTGACACGGCTAACGGCCGTGAAGCCTTGACGTTAGCCATGGACGGCGTACTAACTGGCGTGAGCGTTGGCGCGACACCTACGGCGTGGTCCTACGACGAAAACGGCGTAATGGAAGTTACCGCCGCTACATGGGCCGAACTCTCGGTAGTCCCCATGCCGGCATTTTCTGATAGCCGTATCCACCAAATAGCCGCGCAAAGTGGTAATAATAGTAATCAGACGGAACCCGACGCCGACGAAACCACCGAAGTATCCGAAGTAGAGGAAACCGAAACCATGTCCGAAGTCACCGAAAACGCCGTAAACATTGAGGCAAGTACACCAGTTACCCCACTATGGGCACAGGTAAACCACGGGGTAAAATTGCCTAGCCCGTCCGAGTACATGGCCGCATTTGCCGCAGGTCCTACCGCGTTTGCGGAAATGAACGGCCGCATTAAAGCCGCCGCGCCAAATATCACCACCGCCGATACGCCCGGCATTTTGCCCGAAATTATTACGGGAAGTGTGTACGACTCGCTTAACCCGATTAGGCCTTTCGTTTCTGCTATCGGGACTAAGGCGCTACCAACAGCCGGCGCAACATTCCGCCGCCCCGTAATCACGGTACGCCCCGTCGTAACGCAACAGCCAACAGGCCAGTTAAACGCGCTCGATCCTTCAACCGTGACCGTAGCCAACAATGACATTTCAAAACTTACTTTTGGAACATACGTCACCGTGTCGGAACAAGATCTCGACTGGTCCGACCCTGCTTCAATTAACATCATTATTGAACAGTTGGCTATCGCCTATGGACAGGCAACCGACAACTACGCCGTAGACACTTGCCACGCCGCAATTACACAAACTTCAAGCGTGGCCGACACCGCCGTAGGTGCCGACTGGGTTAGCGCAATTTATGAAGGCGCTCGCCAAATTTCGGCTTCGTCTAACTACCTTCCTACACATATGGTGGTCACACCTGCCACGTGGGCGGCGCTTTCGTCGTCCGTAGACGATCAGAACCGTCCGGTATTCCCATACACAGGCGCGCCTAACCTTATGGGTCAAAACGCCGCGGGCACTTCGTCTGCTACCTCATGGAACGGAAACCCATTGGGCCTAGTTCTTGTAGTGGACAAAAACGCGCCGGGTTCATTCATGGGACACGCCGCAGGCCCCGCCGCAGGCTTCGAGTTCTACGAACAAATGAAGGGCGCTATTTCCATTGACGTACCTTCAACCTTGGGCCGTACTATTGCGTTCCGTGGTTACGCCGCGTCATTCATGGCAGACGCTACCAAGTTCGTTAAGTTCGTTTAATCCGAAAGGCGGGTATCCGCTATGGCGGTTTATTCAATAACCCACCACCAACGGTTAGACGACTACGCGGTAGTACAACTATTAACTAACGCCGACATAACACCGGGCGACACGATTACGGTTGCGGGCTTAGGCCACGGCCTTAACGGTACCTACACGGTTTACGCTTGCCCGTTGTTTCTTTATACGGGCGTAGACGACCAAGGCGATTTATTACTAGACCCGCAATTTCCTATTGAGAACCAAGTTCTTTTTTACGACGTTGGCAACGCATTAGAACGTTCCGAAGCAATACCTAACGGGACGCTAACTATTACGCCCGTTTGTACTTGGATCACCGCAACAAATATTGAGGACTGGCTCGGTATCGGCACCGCGACGGCCGCCGACCTTGCTTTCCTAACCCAATGCGCGGCCGCGGCAAACGCTTTCTGTTATCGCCGCCGTCGTGAGGCGGGCTACTTAGATAGTTTGACTACTTCCCCGTCGGGCGACGTCACACTAGGGACTATCCAATACGGCGGAATGCTATACCGCCAACGCGGATCTATTGACAGTTTCGCAAGTTTTGACGGCATGGGTGGTGGCCCTGTAACGGGCCTAAACGGCGTCATTAAACAACTATTGGGTATTGACCGCCCACAGGTTGCCTAATGCCCGTACAAGCCTTTACAGACTTGTTTAACGAGTGCCTAGACGACCTAGCGGCGAAACTTGGAACTATAACGGGCCTTCAAGTAGTGACCGACCCGCGTAACCTAGTCCCGCCATGCGTGTTTATTGACGCCCCCACATTTGAAGCGTGGAACGGCAACATAGTAAAAATGACGTTTCCCATTCGTTGTATCACGCTAGGCCCCGGCAACCTTGACGCCCAACGGTCACTAATGAACCTTGCCGCCAAAGTTCTTAATTCAAATGTTGGCGTAACAACTGGACGCCCAACTATGGCCATTATCGGCGGGGTAGAACTTCCCGCATATGATCTAGTTGTAAACATTCAAGCCCAAACGAGTTAGACCATGTATGTAATTCTTTCCGAACGTGTAGGCACCGTAGGCGCGTTTTACGACGCCGACAGCGCCAAGGCAAAAGGCGTAGATATTGCCGCACTAATCGCGGGCGGGTTCATTGGCGAACCTTCCCCCACAAAAGCCCCGAAACCTAGTAAAGTCAAAACCACAACCGAAACCGAGGAATAAAAACCATGGCAACAAGCACAATTTTATCCAACCCCGTAGTAACCGTTAATAGCGTCGATCTATCGGACCAATGTACTTCGGCCACGTTTACACAGCGTTACGCCGAATTGACCGCTACGGCGTTTGGTGATGTGGACAACAAGTACGTTAAGGGCTTGGGCGACCATGAGGTAACGCTCGATCTTTACATGTCTTACGCCGCGTCGGAAACCTACGCAACATTGAAGGACCTAGTAGGCACCGCTACTACCGTGGTTGTGAAGCCTGCCGTAGGTACAGATAGTGCCACCAACCCCGGCTTTACCCTAACCGGGGCTTTCTTGGCCGAACTACCGCATTCGTTTGCGCTTGGTGAATTAAGCACCACCTCAATTACGTTCCATGGCGGCGTTTACACCGCAGACGTAACCCCGTAACCGAAAGGCCCCGACATGAATATAACAATTCGAGTAGAACGCAACGGCGAAACCGCAGACGTAAAAACAAACCTTTACATAATGATTATGTGGGAACGCAAATACAAAAAACGCGCTTCCGACCTAGCCAACGGTATCGGTTATGAGGATCTAACATTTTTTGCGTATGAGGCGTCAAAACTTGCGGGCCTTACCGTTCCCGTATCTATGGACGATTACGCCAAAACAATTACCCTATTGGAAGTGGTGGACAATGAACCCACAAACCCTACGCAAGCGGGACCTATTCCCGCCAACTAGCAGAAATACTGGTAGTAACGGGCTACTGGCCGCCGCATATCCCAATAGATACGCGCGACATAGCAACCGTTATACACGTGTTAGACAAGCAGGCTAAGAGTGCCCGTCGCAAGTGATCTACAAGTTTTTGGTATTCAAGAAACACTAAAAGAATTAAACGACTTCGACCCGTCGTACCGCCGTCAGATAACGAAAGACATACAAAGCGGCGCAGGCAACCTAATTGTTACTAGCGCCCGTTCCATGATCCCAACGGACTACCCGCTAACGGGTATGGCCCGTGGTTCAATTATTAAAGGCCGTTCCGAAACTACATTCGATTTAAATAACGTGAACCGTGGCGTTAAAACACTTGTAGCGAAACGGGGAAGTAAAGAACGTTCCGTAACTTACACACGCCCGCTATATCTAGACGGGGCCGCCGTACCGGGTGCCTATACGCAAACCGTGGACTACAAGGCCCGCCCATTCTCGCTATTGACCGCACAACAAAAAGACGCCGCAGGCGCAATATGGGACCATGCCGGGGTAAACGGAAGTAGCCAATTCGTACAAAACCTAATAACCCAAGGCAAACAACAAAACCCCCAAGCGCCCCGCGCATTAGCGCCCGCCGTTGGGGCCGTCATGCCCGAAGTGGAACGGGAAGTATCGGCCATTTTGGACCGTGTTAGTGAGATAATGAACAAGAAACTACGGATCGAAAGGCGCGACTAATGGCGATCAACATTCCTATTATTTCGTCCCTAGATACAAAGGGTTTCGATAAGGCCAAAAAAGAATTTTCCCAACTGGAAGGCGTCGGCGCTAAAAGTGCTTACGCCGTAAAAAAGGCGGCCGTACCTGCCGCCGCCGCTATCGGTGGTTTAGCCATGGTTTTAGGCGACGCCACAAAAGCCGCTATGGAAGATGCCGCT